CGATGTTCTCAAAAGAATTCCCCGGTGGGATACTTCTGCTTACGGGTGCCAACTCCGCTACGGGGCTACGTTCTGCTCCTTGTCGCTGGGTGCTTCTTGATGAGGTTGATGCTTTCCCATCAGATGTGGACGGTGAAGGAGATCCTTGTGCATTGGCGGAACGTCGTGCGTCAACGTTTAGCCGTCGCAAGATCATCCTGACCTCAACGCCGACGGTTAAAGATACGAGCAGGATTGAAACGGAATATTTGGCATCGGATCAACGTCGTTATTTTGTTCCGTGTCCCCATTGTGATCACATGCAATGGTTGCAATGGAAAAATTTGCAGTGGCGTGATGGTGATCCAAAGACTGCTGCGTATGTCTGCGAGAGTTGCGGGTCGCACATACCAGAGCATTACAAGAGCGAAATGTTGCGCAAGGGTCAATGGCGAGCAACTGCTACCAGTGAAGATTCGCGGACGGTTGGATTCCATTTGTCCTCCTTGTACAGCCCATTGGGTTGGAAAAGTTGGGAAGAGATTGTTGGTGAATTTTTACGTGCCAAGAATGATGCACCTTTGTTGAAGACGTTTGTGAATACGGTGTTAGGCGAAACGTGGGAAGAAGAGACCGGCGCAAAACTTGGTGCTGATAGCCTTTCGGAACGAGCGGAGTTTTACCCCGCTGGTGAGGTGCCTGATGGTGCTTGTATCTTGACCGCTGGTGTTGACGTACAAGACAACAGGGTCGCTATCGGATTGTATGCGTGGGGCGAGGGAGAGGAATGCTGGTTGATTGGCCATACAGAGATTTACGGCGATCCAGCCGGACAGAAATTGTGGGATCAAGTTGATGACCTCTTGTTAAGGGATTATGCCTACAACAAAGGTGGAAGGATAAAAGTGTCTGCTGTTGGAGTTGACTCTGGCGGGCACTTCACTTCAGAAGTGTATGCGTATGCTAGAGGTCGAAAGGGAAAAGGAGTATTTGCATTGAAAGGTTCATCAATCAGGAATAAACCACCGATCGGAAAACCGTCCAAAGTTGATATTAACTACAAAGGTCAAGTGTTAAAGAATTCGGCTGAGGTATATCCTTGTGGTACTGACACGATCAAATCAACGTTATTTGGCAGGATGAAGCACAACGAGGTTGGTGCTGGCTTTATTCATTTTCATGCGGAAGCAGGGCAGGAGTATTTCAAGCAATTGACGGCTGAACGACAGGTGGTGCGTTACGTCAAGGGCTTTGCAGTTAGAGAGTGGAAGAAAAAAGCGGGTGATCGCAACGAAGCATTGGATTGTTTTGTGTACAGCTATGCGGCGCTGCATTTCTTGTATATGCGTTTTAACAGAAACACAATCTTTGAACAATTTGCGCGTGGTATTGCAAATGCATCAAAGGAGCATGGAAGCGTGCAAGCGCCAGTAACGAAAAAGGAGTCGCCATACCGTCCGCCTCAACGTAGACTACAAAAGCGGACACCTTCATTCGTTACAAGCTGGTGACCATTCTCGTTCCTGATTTGATTTATGCGGGCGACACGATCGTGTTCGATGTCCCTGCATTTAAAGATGCAATTGGCACCAGCATTGATAGCGGCACTTACACGCTGACTTGGTACGCACGAACCAATACAGCCACTGAAGGCGCGTTGATTGTTGGTGCTACTGAAGGCGATGGTTGGCGTGTGACCGTACCTGCTGCAACTAGCGCAGGTTTTAACGCTGGATTGTGGACTTGGCAGGCAATCGCCACCTACGGCAGTGTGCAGTACACCGCTGGTCGGGGTCAATTCACTGTCAAGGTCAGTGCTGCTTATTCTGGTACGCCGGGTGCATTTGATGATCGCAGCCGTGCTGAAATTGATCTTGATTACGTTGAAGCTGCTATTCGCACGTTGTCACAAGGTGGCATGGTGCAGGAATACACCATTGGTGGCCGCAGCCTGAAACGCTATAAGATGCAAGAATTGCTGCAATTGCGCGATACCCTTAAAAACGAGATTGCAATGGAGCGGAAGCGTGAGAAAATCCGCCAAGGGCTTGGCAATCCCGGTCTCGCCAAAGTGAGGTTCACCTGATGGCTTTCTTCGGGATTGGTCGTACTAACGCGCTGCGTAATCAACTGAAAGAAGCGCAGGACAAAAATTTGTACCTGAAGCGTGCATACGCTGCTGCACAAAACAATCGACTGACTTCTGATTGGGTTAGTCAAGCCACCTCGGCTGATAGTGAAGTGCGCGGCAGCATCCGCATGTTGCGCAATCGTGCGCGGCAGTTGGTGCGTGATTCTGATTTTGCCAAGGCTGCTCTGCGTGCCGTCAGGAATAATGTTGTCGGTACTGGCATCAGAATGCAGGCGCAAGTCCGCATGCAACGTGGCGGGCGTCTTGCTGATGACATTAATCGCCGCATTGAAGAGGAATGGGATCGCTGGACAAGTGCCAAGCGTTGTCATTGTGGCGGCAAATTAAGTTGGTACGACATTCAACGTCTGTGCATCACATCGATGCTGGAATCAGGCGAAGTATTTGTTCGTCTTGTCAAGCAATCCTTTGGTAATAGCAAAGTGCCGCTTGGCTTGGAAATTATTGAATCTGATCTTCTTGATGATGATTACAACGCCATTGCCAATAATGGCAACGAAATTCGGATGGGGGTGGAGATTGACAAATGGGGGCGTCCTGTTGCCTATCACTTCTTTGATTACCATCCTGGCGATTATCAATTCAGCTACGCGCAAAAAGCAGTTAAAAAGCGTGTTCGCATACCAGCTGATGACATCATCCACCTTTATTTAATTGAGCGTCCGGGGCAGACACGAGGAATCAGTGCATTCGCTTCTGCGATCATGCGCCTGCGCAATCTCAGCGGATACGAGGAAGCTGAAATTGTTGCAGCACGTGCAAGTAGCAGCATGATGGCGTTTGTTAAGACGCCGGATCAAGAACTGTTTGAAGATGGCACGTTTGATCAAGAGTCTGTCCTCGACTTCAGCCCCGGCAGCATCAGGCGTTTGGCACCCGGAGAGGAGATGCAGTTCTTCACTCCCAATCGCCCTGATGATGCATTTACTCCTTTTGTGCAGCAAATGCTGCGAGCCGTTGCGGCTGGAGTTGGTTGTTCTTACACGCAAGTCAGCAGTGATTTTTCACAAAGCAATTACAGCTCGTCACGTCTTGAATTACTTGAAACCCGCACGCATTACAAAACGCTGCAGCAATATTTGATTGAAGCGTTGTGTGAAGAGGTTTATGAAAAATGGCTGGAAATGGCAGTTTTGGCTGGTGCGCTTGATTTACCTGCGTTTGATAGCAATCCCGAACGTTATGAGGAAGCGAAATGGATTGCACCGGCTGCACAATTTGTTGATCCTCAAAAAGAAGCGGCAGCGTATAAAGAGCTGATTCGCTCAGGAATCATGACGTTGTCACAAGTTGTGGCATTACATGGTGGTGATTTTGAGGATCAAATGCGTCAACGGCAGCATGAATTAGCTGTTGCAGACGAGCTTGGCATTGTGCTTGATACTGATCCCTCAGCAGTATCAAATAATGGTGTTACTCAGCCTGTTTCTGTACCTCCCACTGAGCATCCGGTAGAACATGTAGAGGAATCAGAGCTACAGGATCTAGACTGATGAGCAAAGCATTTGTTGAGCTAATGAAACGCGAAGCTAAGGGCTTTGCTCCAACACAACCACAAAAGCGTTCTGCGCCTGAAATGGAAACTGTTGTTGGAGATGACAACCTTGAAGATTCAAGTGTTGTTGAAGTGGAAGCAATTGCAGGTGAGCGTGCTGAAGAGCGTGCTGAACCCAGTGCTTTGAAAGTTGGTGATTTTGTTGAGTGGGACAGCAGCGGCGGTACTGCTCGCGGCAAGATTACTCGTGTCGCTCGTGAAGGGTCTATCGATGTACCCGATTCATCGTTTACCATCAATGCTTCAGAAGACGACCCAGCAGCTTTGATTCGCGTTTACCGCAAAGATGGCGATAGCTACAGCGAAAGCGAAACCGTTGTTGGGCATCGTTTTTCCGAACTTCGCAAAATTGCAGCATTGCGTTTCCTTGAAGGCGAAACTCTCAAGCGTTCACTGAGCACTGAATTCCGTGCTGACAGTGAAGAACGGACGCTTGAATTTCCGTTTGCAAGTGAAAAGCCAGTTGAGCGTTATTACGGCATGGAAGTATTGAGCATGGATGAAAAATCCATGGATCTCACTCGTCTAAATGACGGCGCACCACTTCTTTATCAACACGATGCTGATCGCATTGTTGGCGTTGTTCAAAGGGCATATATCAAAAACAAGCGTGCTTATGCACGTGTAAAACTCGCGAACAATGAACTTGGTCGTGAGATGCAGGAGCTGATCAAGGATGGAATCATCCGTAACGTCAGCTTTGGCTACAAAATCGATTCTATGGAAGCCGATGAGTCAACTACTCCAGTGACTTATCGTGCGACCAAATTCCAACCCTTTGAGATTAGTTTGGTTACCGTGCCTGCTGACGAGTCAGTGGGCATTGGCCGAGCTTTCTCTCATAATGAAGGCACGGAAACGGCCTCAGCCGTATCTAAATCAACCATCGGAGTTACAACCGTGGATCAAAACCTCAATGTTGAGGCTATCCGCGCTGAGGCCGCTCAGGCCAAGGCGAAAGAGGTAGCTGAAATGATGGCTCTTGGACAACGTACCAAGAACATCGAACTGGCTCAAGAGTTTATTTCTAACTCCCGCAGCTTGGATGAGCTTCGTTCTGCCCTTCTTGAAAAGATGGGTGTTCAGGAGAAGCCCATCAATCCTAAGGATGCCGAAATCGGCATGAGCGATAAAGAGAAGCGTGACTTCTCCTTCATTCGCGCTATCAACGCTCTTGCTCATCCCAATAGCAAGGAAGCCCAGCGTGCTGCTGCTTTCGAAATGGAAGTCAGCCGTGCTGCTCAAGAGAAGAGCGGCAAGGAAGCTCGTGGCATCCTGATCCCCGCTGATGTGCTGGGTTATGGCCGTCGTGATCTGACCGTGGGTTCTGCCTCCGGTGGTGGCGATTTGGTGGCTACTGATCTGATGAGCGAAAGCTTCATCGATCTGCTCCGTAAGGCGCTGGTGCTGCAAACTGCAGGTGCCAACGTGATGACCGGTCTGCAGGGCATGGTTGCTATCCCCCGGCAATCGGGTGGTGCTACCACCTATCACGTGGCTGAATCTGGTGCCATCACCGAATCGCAGCTCACCGTTGATCAGGTGACCATGCAGCCCCGCACCATTGGTGCCCTGACTGATTACAGCCGTCGTCTGCTGCTGCAATCCAGCATCGACATTGAGAACCTGATCCGTCGTGATCTCGCTCAGCAAATTGCTATCGAGGTTGAGAATCAGGCCATCAACGGTATTGGCGCTGGTTCCTATCCGCTGGGCTTCCTGAATGTGACCGGTATCAACACCGAGTCCGGCTATACCACGTTTGCTGATTATGTGAACGCTGAGGCTGCCCTGAGCACTGACAATGCTCTTCTGGGTTCCCTCGGTTATCTGATGAATTCCGCACTGCGCGGCACTCTGAAGACCACCGAGAAAGCCTCCAACACGGCTCAGTTCGTGTATGAAGCCGATAACACCATCAACGGTTATCCGGCTTATGTGTCCAACTCCATGCCGAACAACACTGCGGTGTTCGCTAACTTCAGCGACATCATGATCGGTTTCTGGAGCGGTCTGGACATCATGGTTGACCCTTACACCGGTTCCGCTTCTGGCACCGTGCGTGTGGTGGCCATGCAGGATTATGACGTGGCTATTCGTCATCCTGAGTCCATCTGCAAGCTGTCCTGATAATGAGGGAGCAGGTAATGCGCATTCAGATGCTTCGTAGCACCATCGTTGATCTCAAAGAGGTGAAAGTTGGTGACATCGTTGAAACCGATCAAAAATCAGCATTGCTGTTGATTGGCATCAAAAAAGCGATTCCTGCTCCCCTTATTCAGGAAGTAGTTGTCACGGCTGAAGAAGAGCCGCAACCTGTAAAACCCGCTCCCAAACGGAGAAAGACCAATGATCCACAACCTCGGGTCTAAGACCACCCTCTTGGCTGTGCGTCCTAACGCGCTGGCCGCTTCTACTGGTGTTGGTTCTGCCATTGATCTGCTTGATTACGAAGGCGATATTGCTTTCGTTCTTGATGCATCTGCTGGTGGTTCTGGCATCACTTATGCCGTGAAACTGACCGAATCTGACACTTCTGGTGGTTCTTACACCGATGTAACTGGCGGTGCTTTCACGACCACCGATGCAAACACTGCGCTGCAGGAAAAGCTGTACGTCAACAGCAATGATCTGAAGCGTTACATCAAAGCTAGCATCACCGTTGCTGGTGGTACTGGTACTGGTTTTGTGTCGGTAACTGGTCTTGCTTCTAAGAAGTACGGCAACTGATCCTGATGGCACTTTCTGAGACGCTGGCATTTCTCAACGCTGACGAGTTCGGTACTGTGTGCCGGATTGGTGGTGGTGATGAGTTTGTTGGCATCTTGGATTCGCCCGTGGATGTGATCGCGGGGGGTATGGCACTTAGCCGGGAGTATTTGCTTACAGCGAAGACTTCTGATGTGAGTTCTGCCTCTCGCGGCACTTCTATTACTGTCGGTGGTGCGTCGTACACCGTGCGTGAAAATCGCGCAATTGACGACGGAGTTTTTTCTGAATTGCTGTTGAGCAAGGTGTGAAGAATGGCTGTCCAGAAGATTGACACTCGAACCAACTGGGCAGCGCGTAATCCGGTTTTACTACCCGGCGAAATTGGCTTTGAATCCGATACTGGCAACCAAAAGATCGGAAACGGAAAAGAAGAATGGAACAAGTTGCACTATTACGGCTCACCCGGTCATTGGGGTGAGTTTTCAAGTAACGCAGACCAGACTGCAGTTGCCAACACTCCTACTGAGGTCACTTTTAATCAAGTAGATATTGGAGGAGATGGAGTACGGTTAGAAAACGGCAGCAGGCTGACTGTTGACAATCCGGGCGTATATGTTTTCGAGTTTAATCTGCAGCTAACTAATGATGACGTGCAAATTCACGATGTCTTTTTTTGGCTGAGGAAAAATAACAGCGGCAGCGCTGGGGATGTGCCTTTGACAACTACGGGAGCAAGTGTCATCGAATCGCACGGCGGCGTTTCTGGCAATAACAATTTATTAATAGATCACACTTTGGTTTTGGCAAAAGAGGATTACATCGAACTAATTTGGGCACCTTCTAACGCAAACCTTTCCCTAAAAGCTGGAGCTGCAGTAACAAGTCCATACATCCGCCCATCACGACCTAGCGTTGTTTGCAATGTCTATCAAGTTGCTGCCGCTTAGACATGGCTGACACACGACGAGAATTGATCCTTGCTCGCATCAAGAGCAATCTTGATTCAATTACAGGCGCCACTGTTTATCGAAGCCGTGTTGAACCATTGGCTCGCGGTGAAGTGCCCGCTGTCATTGTTGAACCTGTAAACGATCAGCCTGTTGATACCAACTTTTATGACAAGTTGGATTGGACAATGCGCGTAAGGATTACGACCCTTGTGCGTGCAGCAGTGCCTGATGACGACTCTGACACCTACACCCAACAAGTGCATCAACTGCTGATGGCGGACCAGACCATCAATGGTTATGCCCTTGACTTGACGCCTGATCGCACAGACTTCAGCTTGTATGAAGCTGATGTACCACTGGGTATTATTAGTCAAGACTTTCTAGTGCGTTATCGCACCAGCAGGACTTCTTTAACTAGCGCCTGACATCATGGCTAAGATTGAAAAGCAAGTTCCCAATCCCGGAGTGGGCGGCAGCTATTTGTTTGACCCGAAATCTGGGAAACTTACACTGATTACAGAACCCGCCGCTCCTACCACCGATGGCACTGACACGGAAGAAGTTTCTGATCGCGAAGATTGAATCCAGCTATGGGGTTGATCCCAGCCCTGTTGGTGGTTCTGATGCGATTCAAGTTACCAACCTTGAGATCACCCCGATTGAGTCTGACAACGTTCAGGCTGCTGCATATCAGGGATTTATTGGTAATAGCACTCGCGGCACTTTGGTTGCCAATAAACGCGTCAGCGTAACTTTTGAAGTTGAATTGGCAGGTTCCGGTGCTGCTGGTACTGCTCCTGCATTTGGTCCGTTGCTGAAATCCTGTGGCTTCAATGAAGTAAGTGTTCCCAGCACCAGTACGACCTATCAGCTTGAAAGCGCTGGTTTTGACTCTGCGACTCTGTATTGCTTTTACGATGGCACCCGTCACAAGATTACTGGTGCTCGTGGCACAATCAGCTTCAACCTGACTGCTGGACAGTTTGCAACTGCAAGCTTCAGCATGATCGGTATTTACAACGCACCTGATGACACTGCACTGAGCGGTAGCTTTACTGTTGCTAATCAGGCTGCTGCCATTGAGGTAAACGATACCAACATGACCACAGCCACCTTCCATGGTGTAACTGGTGCTCGTATTGAGTCGTTTGATCTTGCGTTGAACAATGAGCTGGTCTACAAGGAGACTGCCTCTAGCAAGGAAGTATTTATCACCAACCGTGCTGTTGGTGGTACTGCCGTAATTGAGGCTCCTGCAGTCGGCACCACTGATTATTTTGCTAAAGCTGTTGGCGTCACCACTGGTTCTACCAGCTTGGTACTGGGCGCTACTGGCGGCAACATTGTGACGCTTACTGCTGCCCAGACAGATATTACGGGCGTATCATACGGTGATACCAACGGGGTAATTTCGTTGTCGATGCCTTATCTGGCACTGCCGACGACCGCTGGTAACGACGAATTCACGCTTGTTTTCACCTGATCCGTATGGCCTTCGTCCTCAAGAAGACTGCGTCGTACAAATGGCCGGTCACGGTAGAAGTACCTATCGATGGCGGCAAATTTGAAAAACATACGTTTGATGCAGTCTTTAAGAAGATGAGTCGTTCCGCCTTCAATGGTCTTGTTGACAAGGGTGATGATGCTCTTGTTGATGGGATCCTTGAAGGTTGGGATGGTATTAAGGATGAAGACGGTAAGGATGTGCCTTTTACACAGAAGGCAAAAAAGGAACTGTGTGATGACCCGTATGTGATGAAGGCGCTGATTCAGGCATATGCCGACAGCGTTACTGGGGCGCCAGCAAAAAACTGAAAGAAGCCGCTGAGTACTGGGCGAAAGGCGGCATTATTGACGAAAGAGAAGCTGATTTAAAAGCTTTAGGTGCAAGCCCTGAGCAAATTGCTGCTGCGCGATTGCAAGCAGTAGAAACTAATTGTGAGATTTGGGAAGAGAACTGGGAAATCGTGTTGATGTTCATTCGTATGTCGACACAGTGGCATACGAGCATGGCTGGATTGACGGGATTGAACTACCCGAGTCTGGAATGGCTATGTAAGCTGTATTCAGTCAAGGATCCTGTCGCTGTCTTTGAGGGCGTACAGGTAATGGAAATGACCGCCTTGTCGGCATTAAACGCGCAACGCAAATGAGCCAAACCACCGAGCTGCTGCTGAAGATTCGCCAGCAAGGTGGCGAGCAATTAACGCGTCTTCAAAGCAGCCTAAAAAACTTAGGGCAACAAAGCAACGCGACAAATGTCAACTTTAAAGAGTTGGCAAATGAATTAAGGAGTGTTCAGCAAACATCAGTTAAAAGCATTAATAACCTGCGTGGTTATGCAACTGCTTGGCGCGAGATTGCAAATAGCGTACAAATTGGCAGTAATGAATTTAAAGAAGCAACTGCTGAAGCAAGAAAGCTTGAAGCTCAATTAGCAAAGACGCAGCAAGCTGGTAAAG